ATCACCAATAAATTATGAGCACTATAAAGCAAGATAGAAAAGATCTTGAGATGCTTTTAAATGGAATTACTCCAATTGAAGGAACGAGTCCAAGCCCGACACCTTCTCAATCAACACTTGTCCAGAGCCCTGCTTCTCAACCGCAGCAATCTGTGATAGACAATGCAGGTTCTGAAATAGGAGTCGAGAAAGTGTTTGAATTTAATTACGAGTCAATAAGGAAAGGCCTCCGTAAAAAGGCGCGAAAGACTGTACTTAATATTGCCAATCATATTCTTACTGAAGATATGGTGGAGGAGGATTATGTACAAGATAAGATTGAACAGGACATTGAGACTTTGACTGATTTGTACATGCAAGTTGAAACAAACACTTTAATGCAGCAAGCACTTGTCAGTACAGTTTCAAAAGGAAATCTTATGCCAAGATATTTTGAAGTATTCGGACAGCTTACTGAAAAGATATCAGCACTGAACAAACAAGTAGTAGGAACTGAACAGACAATCAGAAAAACCTATCTTGATTTGAAATTTGAAATAAGAGATAAGAAAGAAGAAGAGATGAATACAAGTGGAAATCTTGTTCTTGGTACAACACAACCAACAAATACAGGAACACTTGTAACATCATCTCTTGATTTGATTGCAAAAGCAAAAGCTAAACACCGTGAAGCACTTGAAGCTGCAAAAGAAACTACATTTACTGAAGAATGATAAAAGAAATTTACATAAGAGATTTTCAAGACCCTTATTTTGAGCCTGGAATCGTTGATTTTGAAAATGATATAGAATCTGTCATAACACAGGTTCGTGTATTGCTTGGTACAAAACCAGGAGATGTCATAGGTTCTCCTCAGTTTGGTATAGATTTGGAATATTTGGTATTCAATACTGTAAAGGATGCTATGAAAATCCAAGATATGATAAATGAACAATTGCAAACGTATGTGCAAACAGGCAAAAATATTACTCTTGGAGTAAATGTAAGTTTTGGTGATTCTGGTCATGGATATGATATAGCATTGGTAGATATATTATTGAATGGTAAGAAAGCTTTAGGTTTGTTGGTGAACAAAGAATAATTTATGGCAACATCATACGAAGAAAGACAAAAAGAAGAAGATAAGAAAAAACGGTTAAGAAGAGTTTATTCAACTAATTTAATTAATCAACTTATTAAAGACCGTTCACTGGGTTATGATATTGATTATGACCCATTCTATATGCGTGATTTGGACCTTAGAGCACCTGGTGTAACTTTCAATATGACTCCAGAAGAAATGGAAGAATATCAGAAATGTTTTGATGACGCCCTTTATTTTGTTAGAAACTATTGCAAATTCCAGACTGACAATGGAATGAATTTAGTAGACCTGAGAGATTTCCAAGAGAAGATTATCAAGATTGTCACAGATGAAGTTTACATTCCTAAGATTGATGATTTCGGTCCAAAGAACAGAAATGTAATCTGGATGGCTGCCCGTCAGTCAGGAAAGACGACCACTATTGCTAGTTTCCTCTCCTGGATGATTATATTCCATGCACATAGAAATATATTGGTTGCAGCTAATAAGGAAGATACAGCAACGGAAATTGTAAATAAGATAACGAATATTTTCAAAGGACTTCCATATTTCTTGAAACCAGGTTGTGATAGTTTCGGTAAGACTACACTGTCACTTGAAAACGGTTCAAGAATTCTTTCAACTGCAACTACAAATACTGCATCTATCGGTTTTACATTGCACTGCGTTTTGCTTGATGAGTTCGCACACATTCCTGATAATATTGTTGCTAACTTCTGGCGTTCTGTATATCCTACATTGTCATCATCTGAAGTTTCACAATGTATCATCACTTCAACTCCAAATGGTGTTACGAACAAGTTCTATGATATTTGGTCAAAATCAGTCAATCACGAGAATTCATTCGTCAATTTGAGAACTGACTATTGGGAAGTTCCAGGTCATGATGATGCTTGGGCAGCTAAGATGAGAGCAGACTTTGGTGATGAAGAATATGCACAAGAATTTGAATTGCAATTCAATGTCAATTCAAAGATGCTTTTGAAAGCAGAAGACTTGAAATTCTTAGACAGATTCAAAGTAGATTTTGTTCACAAGGAAATAAGAGGAGCTACTAATCAATATTTGTTAGATGAGAATATCAAGTGGCATCCTGCATTTGACCCAAATGAAATTGAAGAGAATGATAAATTCATATTCTTGATTGACCTTGCAGAAGGTGCTGCAGAGAAAGAGGCTAAGTTCAAGAATAAGAAAAGAACTCCTGACTCAAATACAATCAACATATTTAAAGTTGTTCCAAATTCTGTTGCAAATATGAAACGATATTTTGACAGGGGCTGTGAAATAAAAGATGCATTCAGATATATTCAAGTTGGAAAATATGAATGCAATACAGAAGATGAAATCTATTGCGGAAATGTTGCAGCTGCTCTTGCATATGACTTAATGAAAGATGACTTGAGAGAATCTGTAAAGATTATGGTTGAAATGAATTTCAACGGTAAATCATTCGTACAGACTTTCATGCATCATCCAAATGCTTATGATGGAACAATATTGAAAACTTATCACACAAAGCCTATACCAGGAGAAAGACAGAGAAGAAGGACTGGATTCAAGACAAAGGCAGATAAAGAATTCTATTGTATTCGTGGAGCTAAGCTTATCAATATGAAACGTATAATTGTATTTGATAAAGATACTTACAATCAAATGCAGTCATTTGGATATGTGAAAGGAAAGATTGAGGGAATTGCTTGTCATGATGACTTGTCAATGCCAGTATTCAATCACATCTCAAGAATGTTAGATGAAGCTACTTATACAGAATGGCTTGATGACTATTTCACATCTCTTGAAAATGATTCTAAAAAATATGCAATGAATGCATTGATGGAATTGTATGATATGGAAAATCCTGAAACAAGTGATAGTGAATTCAAAGCAAGTTATGGAATACAAGAATCTCCGTTTATACCGAGTTCTGAGTATGCTGAATCTATAAATCCTTACTCAACAGGTAGTCAAATATCTCCTTATAGTTCTGGACAAGGAGGAATGTTCAATCCGTATTCTTCTGGTACACCGATGACATATTCATCTCTAATGAGATAAAAAAGAGGCCTCTTTTTTATTAACAATTTTGCTTAATTCCTCATTTGAAGCATCATATTTTGTAGCAACAGTTTCATAATGCAAATACGGAACTAAAAAATTACTGTCAAGACCTTGGCGGTAAATTCCGTCTTTTACGCTCCAAGGAGAAACTTCAAGATACTCACCATCTACTACAATTCCAAGAAGTTCACCATCTTTTATTGATTTTGGTTTTCCTGTGATTTGTTTAGGAGGCCAGATTTCTGATCCTCTTGTAAACTTATGTTTTCTCTTTTTTGTTGTTTCAACAATGCTTGTGCTAGCTGTGTCATTAACTGTTTGTTTTTCGCGTGTGCTTCTGCCAGCTCTTTCTGTGCTATTATCGCTGACTGCTTTATTTCTTCTGTTTGTTCCTTTGTCAATATCACTTTTACTACGCTTGACAGGTTTGTCAGGTTTCTCTGCATGCTGTTTACTAGTGCTTGTATTTTTTGTAGAGGTTTTAGAAGATTTTCTTGATTTTTCTGAAGAGTCAGATGTTCCTTTTGATTTTCTTCCTCCATCTTTTTTATCTTCTTTCTTAGCAGTATTTCTCTTGTTTCTAATGCTATTACGTCCGCTAGAAGTATTCCCAGCAGTATCTTTATCCACATTTTTCTTTGCAGGTTTTGTTTCTTTCTTTGGTTTCTTATCCTCCTTTGGAGAGGACTTAGTTTCCTTTGACGGTTTACTTGTCTTCTTCTTTATTTCCTTTTTGGCTGCCTTAGAAGTTTGTTTAGAGGCTTCCTGCTTTTTGATAGCAGGAGCCTCATCATCAAACAATGCAACGCTGGCCAGTATTTCTTTTTTCTTTGCCATTAAAATTCTATAATTTTAAGAAGATGATTCTTATGTTTTCTGTTGTAGATGTAATAATTGTCTTCATTAAAATGGTTGACATCATAAGAATTATATCTCATCATATCAAGACCGATAAATCTTACTGGCCAAAATCTTGCAATTTCATCATTCATTCTTGGACTGTTGTAAAGAATGTCATGATAATGACCATATACCCACAAACTAAGAGTATTCCTATTAGCACGGTAAAGAGTATATGCACCCTTGCTAAGAGTTTCTCTTTCCTGCTTGATATCATCTTTAAGAGTCATATCTCTTAAATACCAACCCTCAAGATTAGAGTCATTGACAGGAAGACAAAAATCTGGAGCAGAATGAGTACAAACACAATTGATTTCTTTATCAGTTGCAAATTCTCCAGGAAGTGGAGTAATCGCTTCACCATACCAATAGCTCTTAGTAGGAACTCTCATATTTCTGTCAATGCTGATAGCTCCTCCCCAAAGCAAAATCTTATATGGATATTTGTCATTGTCGTGTTCAACAATTGTAAAATCTTCTGCAATGATTACATTAGGATAATCAGAAGCAAACTCATCATCAATATACTCAAACCAAATTGGGTCATCATGATTACCGCGGAAGAAAATAACAAAGATATTTCTTGAAGAAAACATTGTTTGCATTCTCTGGAAAAACTCTTTAGTTTTTTCTCTTGAATAAAAACCAAGACCGATATCTCCGCAAACAATAACACAACAATTCTTAACCTTGCAAGAATTTACAAGGTCATCTGCAAATGTAAGAAACTCTCCATGAATATCTCCTACACTATAGATAGTTTTAACTAAATCAGTTTTAAGTTTAATTATTTTGTTTTGATATCTCATATCAATTAGATTTGATTTTTACACTTTCTCCCTCTAATAACTTCAAAAGTGCATTATTTGTAATTCCTAAAACAAATGAATGATTTTTTGTGTGTATTTTAATATATGAATCTTCTTTCGTTTCTGAAAAATTTTCTCTAAGATCTTTAGCAGCTTCTTCTCTCATCTTACTGGTTACCAATCCATTATGATAACAGCTGATAAAGAAATTATTATTTCTCATCCAAGGTTTGTTTCCTTGATAAATCATATCACGGTCAATATTCTGTTCATTCCTATAAATCTTATTCATAAATTTATAGTCATAATCTCTTGTATTCTCAAATCCGCCTATAGATAATAATGTATTCAAACGAATAACTAATTGGCTTGGGTCACAACTTGCACACGGATGAATAATTCTATATCCTTTGTTATTTCCTACTCCATCTATAAAGGCAAGACGGTCAGCATATCTAACAAAACGTTGAGAACCAAATTCATCTACCATATTCATCCATAAAGGCCTTTCATTTCCAATGCAATATTCTTTAACAGTGTCAATAAAATTTGGATGAATAATATTGTCATCATCAAGGACATAAACAAGAGGATTTGACACTTTATATACTCTATTCTTCAAATCTTGCAGCGGGCAATTCATCAGCTCTCCACCATAATTGTCTTGTCCTTCCTTTCCTTGATAGTACATTACATATGATATGTCATTTTCTAAACAAACTACTTCTGCTCTTTTAATATTCAACGGAGACATATCTGAATTGTATTGGTCAAAACACAATACCCATACGGGATGAAGCTCTTTTTCATCTTTGAATCTTGTTGCAATATTTTTAGCAATAGGATACAAATTCTCTGTCCTTACTACTGCAGTAACTAACAATATGTCTGTCATAATTGTACTATTTTGTTTTTATCAGGAATCATTTCTCCAAATACAAGATAAATGTTATTTTCCCATTCTACTGGTTCCAAAAGGCATTTCCTTTTAATAAGCTGCATATCAATTATTTTGCTATCATAATTTTTCAAACAGTCCTGTATTTTTTCACAAAGAGATGATATACCGTTATCAGTGTATTTGTCAAATTTATATGAATTTGGAATAGGATAGTCATCAAATGTACTTGCACATCCTTCATTAGGAAGCAATAGCAAGCAATCTCTTATAGCAGCTTCTCTTGGACACATCTCCCTACCTTCATATTCATAAAAATCTACATATACTTTAGCCTTATCATATAAAGCTATCATTTCTTCTTTTGTCAAATATTCTCCAGATTTGTCTGGGCCTAGGCCAACAAATTCAATATTTGGCAAACTACCTTTTACAAGTTCAATGTACTTTCTATTTACTTCTTTGCAAGCATTATAAAGTACAATATCTTCTTTTGTACTATTTCTTTTACTGTAAAATGAAGGATAAAGACCATGTTGAAATTTAATTCTATTTGTTATTCCATAATACAACAAATCTCTTCCTATCATCTCATTTTCATACAAATGCAAACAACGGTCTTCAATAGATTTAAGCTTCAGCAATTGTCTTCTTCTTGATATTTTTACTGAGGTATCATTATAATCAAATCCAGATGAAAGCCACCATATAATCAATTGCAAATGTTTAAAATTACAAAAGAAATCTAAATTTTTTGGATTCTCTATCATAATCTCAGGGATAAGAAGCACGGTGTTTTCATCATCTGTTACTTCTTTCCATGTACCGTAATTTATGTCATATAGATTTTTATAATAATCATTTTGTTCAAAAATACCGTCAAATCTATAATTGAACATTTTTGCATTTACTCCAAGAGATTTAAGATGAGCAGCCAATTTTTGCAACACTTCAGCTCCTCCTGATTTAACTTCAGGAGTATTTCCCCAAATCATCAATTTAGAATCTTTTGTAATTTTAATCATTTTTGTATGGACCGAATCTTTTTTCATAAATCTCAATCAGATGATATTTTTCATCAATTGCTGTCATCATCTCTTTCTTATATGCTTTTCTTTGCATATAGAAATCAGTACAAATCTTTGGAATAAATCCTGGTAGATTACGTTTGTAGACAGCACCAGATGTACACATAATTTCATCTGCTTGTCTTCTATGATTTTTGTTTTTCTCTATGAATGTTTCAGGAGAAATATTAAACTGTCTGATTGTTGTAGGATAAAGTGAAGCAAAGTCAAGTGCAATAACATTCTTATAAATTCCTGCAATTGGTTGATACACAAATGCTCCTTCATATCCTTCATCATTTCCGTCTGCTTTTTTCTTTCCCTGGTTTGGCATTACTCTGCCTTCTTTGTAAAGATATTCAGACTGAACGATTTCAAGACTTCTCACTGGACTGAATGCAGTCAATGCATCAACATGCATAAGATTTGCAAGACCTAAGAATGCAGAACTTGTTTTAATCTTGTTGTCAATTTCACGAACAAGAATACTATCAATTGCATTATAAAAAACATATTCTGCAGGCTTTTGCCTCCACAGTTCTTTGAATCCCAATTGATGTTCTACCTTCTTTGCACCAACTACTGTATGTGATACCCAGTCAAGTTTGTTTGATTCTTTGACTTCAACAGACCTATCCCATTTGATATAAATCTCCATATAGTCATACAACAACTTATGCTTTGGAAGACTAATCTTCACTCCTGCCTCTGCCTGCTGTGGAGTATAATTATACCAAGTTCCAGTCGGTGACAAATATGAAATATCAATACCTAAATTGCTTGCACGATTGAACAAATATGGATAGTCATATCCAAAGAAATTCCAACCTGTTGCACATGGAGCTGGGTAAAGAAAACTCCTGAAAAATGTTTGCAACAATTCAACTTCAGTATCAAATGACAAATATGTAAACTTGTAATTGGTTTTGAATCCCTTACAATGTTCATCAATCTGTTCTTGAATCCATTTTATTTCTGTTTCACTAAGCTTTACTCTTCCAAGAACATATGCTTGGTCATCTACAACCCATGAAATTGTATTTACAGGATTTTTTGCCAAACTAGCTTCAGGAAATCCATCATCATCTACATCAACCTCAATATCACAGAATGAAGTTTTTGGCATGTACAACTTATTGATTTCTGCAATTTCAGGGTTTGCTGCAATCAAATCTAAAAGAATTTCATGAATTCTTTGTTCAGTTAAAAATCCATTTACTGGGTCTTTTACAACAGCTTTATAATCCCAAGACTTAAATGAACCATCTGGAACTTCTCCTCGTTTACAATATTTCCATTGATACAGTTGTGTCTGTGGAATAATATAAGTTAAATATGATATTCCACCTTCTTTATTGATATAAGACAGCACAAGCTGACGAGCTGGCTGTCCTTGTTCATTCAATACATCTCGTATTTCTGTAGTAACTATCATATAAATTATATCTTTTACTGGCTTACATTACTACCGAATCCTTTTTCTCCTCTTTTACTTTCTGAATGATACTCTTCAAATTCTTTGGCACTAATCAAATTAGGCTTGCTCAAAATAATTGGTGAATGAATAAACTGAACAAGCTTCTGTCCTGTTCTGATAATAGTTGCTTCATCTGTAAAGTTTGCAATACCAAGATGAACTTCACCAGAGTAATCAGAATCAACAATCTCCGCAGTATAAACAAGACCTTGCTTTGTTGAAACACCAGACTTATTTGCAGCCATCAACATTGTTCCAGGAGCAATTGCAGTCTTAATTCCTGAAGGAATAAGAATCCTTGACCCAGGAAGAAGAGTAATCTCAAGAACAGTCTTATCTTCAATTTTGGTGATATTATATCTTACATGAGCGTTTGGATTTTTAGATATTAAATCATGCAAGAAATCTCTCCCATATTCAGGTACATAAAAATCAACACCAGCTGCTTCAGCAGTTCCTCTTGTCAAATCATGTACATTTCTAACTTTAATGTAATTAAATTCATCTAATTTCATAAATTCAATATTTCTTTAGTTTCTTATAAATATTCTATAACAAATTGGATTGAAAGTTTAAGTATGGCATTATTAAATACTGAATATTCTGAAGTAATGAATTTTATTGCTATTCGCAGGTATCTTGACCTTTCAAAGGGCATCATAAATACTTGTAACGGTTATATCAATAAAACTTTAATTACTTATGGTCAAGGTGACACAAAAGATGCAGAACATTCAAATGAAGATATTTTGAAATCAAAAATAGGTGATTTTGTCGAAAAGATAAAAAGATACACAAACATTGTAACAACTCTTACTAAACACATAGGAGAGTTGACTGAATTGATGAAATATTGTGTAGACCATATAAAGTATTATAGTGCTAAATATCTTATAAAAGAAATTCAATTATTGGGTTTAAGAATAAAAGCAATTGTAGTCAATATTAAAATAAAGATTGCACAAGCTTTAAGACAAGTTCTTGTAAATATTCTTCACGGAAAAGCAGCAGCTATCACAAATGCACTTGTAGCTGCAATCATATTAAAAGTACAAGTTATAGGACAATTAATTGGTGTAGCATTGGCAGCTATTGATAGTTTATTAAATATGCTTCCTCCTATGATAACTGTAAAACCTCATACTATGGCATTCTTCCCAACTCCTAAGAGTATGTCAAAGGTTGACCTTGTTCCAATCAATACAAATAGAAGTATCTGTGAAAGACTTCCTGAACCTGTGAATGTAGCTATAAGAGAAGCAGTAAAGATTACTGACAAATTGAATGTACCTATAAAACTAGCAATTGTAGCTGCTTGTGCTGCAAGTGGAATTGCTCAGGCTTCAAGCAAGAGTCATGAATTTAATATTATCGGTTGTAAACGTATAAACTTAATAGACCCAAAGAAGATAATAAAAGCTATAGAATTTATTGTTGCATTAATTCCTATACCGCAAGCACTACCAAAGTATGAAAAAATTTCAATAATCAATCTTGGTTATCTTGCTTGGTTATTAACTACATTTGAATTTGGCGGAAAGCGGTCATTTGGAATGATGGGCATGCCATAAACAAAAGAGGAAATCATTTTGATTTCCTCTCTTTGTATTCTTTACAAACATGTTTCGG